TGTTACTGATAGAAACAGCCTATTAGCAAGATTAAAAAAATTAGAAGAAGATAAATAGTATTAGAGGATAACCGTCATGAAAACATTTACACAAATATTAACAGAGTCTAAAAAGACTTATGAATTTAAAATTGGTCTTGCAGGCGATATGGCAGAAGGATTTCAAGATAAACTTGAAACTGCTCTTAAAAAGTTTGATGTTGTATCAATGTCGAATGGCAAAAAGACACCTATACAAGAAAGACCACTAGATTTTCCACAGTTGCAAAACATGGAAGTTACTTACTATGATGCAGAAGTAGGATATCCTACTACTCCACAAGTATTACAAGATTATATTTGTAAATGTTGTGAGTGTGAACAAGCACACGTTATTGTAAGAAACGCAAATGATCCAAGAGAAGAATATCAAGCACCAAAAAGCGGTGAACCTTATGAATCAAAACTTGATACTTTAGAAATGGAACAAGCAGATCCGAAAGCACAGGATCATGTTGCTGGTAACAGAGTAATGGACTTACTCAAAGAGTTAGAAGTAGCACGTAAAGAACGTAATACAGATCCAATGGAAGCCGCGCCCAAAGGCGAAAGTGCTGACATTGATTCATCAGAAAACACTAAAGCAGTTGTAGGAGGCTAATATGAAAGACTTATTACAAAAATTAACGGACCTAGAGAACACTTTAGATTCTATGGATCCAACTCCAAAAGAAGTTAAGCAAATTAATGAAGCGGCTTCAATGAGCATTAACATGTCAGGCGAAACAGCAGATGATGTTGCACGTCTAGTACAAATTATGCGTGATGGCGGAGCACCAGATGCAGGCGAAATGAAGCCTGATATGATGCCACCAATGGGACCACCAGACATGGGTAAAATGCGTGACCTTGTTAAGTTAGCGCCACCAATAGACATGGACGGAATGGACGGACCACCGGACATGCCAAGCATGGGTAAAATGGATAAAGGTGATAGCAAAGATAAACTTATGGGAATGGGCGAAGATACATTTGATAAGGTAGATAGAATTACAGATCCGGTAGAACTTAATTTAAATGATCCAGAAGAAATAGAAGATGCTAAGTCAATGAGTGCAGAAGAACTTAAAGATGAGTTAGAAGGTGATATATATCATTTAATGGATAAAGCATCAGATGACTTTACTGACAATGATCATATTGTGGATGAAATGGGCGATCACTTTGCCTCTATGCATTTAAACGCAGACGATAAAACATTAAGTTGTTATTCAGCAATGAGAGATTTGGTTGATGCAGATCCATCAGACGTTTATGAAACAGGTAAGAAATGTCTTAAAATATTAGGTGCTCAAGAACATCAAGATCAGGAGCAAGGTAACAAAGGACCAAAAGGTCGTCCAGCCGCAGATGCTTATGCTGGCGGCATGAAAAGTGAAGCAGGATATGACAACTCACCAGAAGAAGATTACAAAGACCATCAATATATGACTAAAGATTTATCGGGTGGATTGAACCGTGAGAAGAAAGCATACGCAAAAGCACAAGATGGCGATAATGCTATGGCAGTTGAATGTCCAACAGACGAAAACATGGCTATAGAAGAATTGCAATCAGCACTACGTGATGCACTAATGACTAAGATGGCCGAAACAGAAGAAGTAACTGAATCAGAAGATGATTTTGACGAATCAGGATGTGTAGGTGAAATGAAAAAACTTAACGCAAGCGGTTGTACTAAAACAGAAATGTTTAAAAAAGTACAAGACGGATATGGTTGCGATAAGGGCAAATTCGAAAAACTATTCGCGGCACACTGCGGTTAACACCCCCCAACTATTCAATAGGACCTTCGGGTCCTATTTTTTTCGGTAAATATTACTATGAGCAAATCACTTGACGGCGTATTAATTAAAAAAGCCAATAAAAGAGAAACATTTTACTAATGATCAAGTAGAGCAGTTACTTAAATGTAGCGATCCTAAACTTGGGTACGATTACTTTGCTCGTAACTTTGCATACATACAGCATCCTGTTAAAGGCAAACTATTATTTGATCCGTATGAATATCAAACAAGATTACTTTCAAGTTATCACGATTATAGATTTAATATTAATATGTTGCCTAGACAAACAGGCAAAACTACCTGTGCCGCAATTTACTTGTTATGGTATGCAATGTTTATACCTGACCAAACAATACTAATTGCCGCACACAAGTATACAGGCGCACAAGAAATTATGCAACGTATTAGATACGGATATGAAATGTGTGCTGATCATATTAGAGCAGGTGTTACAAACTACAACAAAGGTTCAATTGAATTTGAAAATGGTTCACGTATTGTAAGTGCTACTACAACAGGCAACACAGGACGTGGTATGTCCATATCATTACTATACTGTGACGAGTTTGCATTTGTTATGCCTAATGTTGCTACAGACTTTTGGACATCAATATCACCTACACTAGCAACAGGTGGTCGTGCTATTCTTACAAGTACACCAAACTCAGATGAAGATACTTTTGCTACTATATGGAAACAAGCAGAAGATAAGTTTGATGAACACGGCAACGAAAATGAATTAGGTAAAAACGGATTTCATAGTTTTCGCAGTTACTGGCAAGAACATCCTGACAGAGATGACGTTTGGAAAAAAGAAGAATTAGGACGCATAGGTGAAGAAAGATTTAAACGTGAATATGATTGTGAATTTTTAGTATACGACGAAACATTAATTAATTCAATAAAACTTGCGGCAATGGAAGGTAACAATCCTATTATTAATATGGGACAAACACGCTGGTATAAAAAACCAAGTCCAGAATTTACATATGCAGTAGCACTTGATCCTAGTATGGGTACTGGTGGCGATAATGCGGCTATACAAGTATTTGAATTACCTAGTTATGAACAGGTAGCAGAATGGCAACATAATACTACAGCAATTCCAGCACAAATAAGAATAATGACAGATATATGCAAACACATTGAACAAGAAACTGGTGATGCTAACGGGATATATTGGAGTGTTGAAAACAATGGATTAGGAGAAGCGGCACTTATTGTAATCAATGATTTTGGTGAAGAAAATATACCCGGACTATTTGTAAGTGAACCTATTAGAAAAGGACATGTACGTAAGTTTCGTAAAGGATTTAATACTACCCATGGTAGTAAAGTTACAGCCTGTAGCCGACTAAAAACCATGATTGAAAATGATAAAATGGTTCTACATAGTAAACCTATGATAAGTGAACTGAAAAACTATGTAGCAACTGGCTCTAGTTATAATGCAAAACTAGGTCAAACAGACGATTTGATTAGTGCAACGCTACTAGCACTAAGAATGATGGATGTATTGAAAGATTGGGATCCAAGAATCTATGATACCTTCAATCAATCAGACCAGCACGGAGATTATGTAGAACCAATGCCAATCTTCGTTAGTAACAATTATTGATAAATATTAGCATGAAAGACTTAAATAAAATTGGCGAAGAACTGTTTTCTAAACTTAGAGGAAGGTTTAAAAACATTACTATAGGTAATGCTGAGGGTGTTGTTACTAATACACCTAGCGAATCACGCTTTTATGACTTTGTATACGGAAATCAAGGTGGTAAAGTAAGTGTTAGTTTAGACGAAGAGGCTGTAGTTGTTATGTATAGCGAGAATCTATTTGATTCAAACGATGCATCAATAAAAAGAAAATGGTACGATTTTTTAAAAGAAATGAGAGTATTTGCCAAGAAAAGAATGTTAAACTTTGAAGTGAGAGACATACAGAAGTCAAACTTAGAAAAGAGAGATTACAAATTCTTATCTAATAAGAACGGAGATAACACCATGACAGAATCAACGATGTACGGAACTAGCAAAACTAGTTACCAGAATATAGCAGATGCAAGAATTTGTGTTAAGCACAGCGAAAGCATTAACCAAGAATTAGCAGGCGGAAGATCACAAAAGATTGGAAGCATTTACATTGAAAGTGCAAACGGCGAACGTTTTAAATATCCATTTAAACATTTGAACGGTGCAAGAGCAATGGCCCGTCACGTAGCAGAAGGCGGAAACATGTACGACGACTTTGGTAAGCACATTGTCGGACTATCAGAAGAAATGAATAAACTACGTAAGTTCAAAACATATATGTCAAGAAGCAGTGTCATGGCTGAAGGTCTTGCAGGATATATGGATGTTGTTAACGAGCGTATTGAAACAGTTAAGAATACAGTAGCAAAATTACAAAACAAAGCACACTATACAGAAGCAACTTCAAATTTCCAAAGTGTTGTTCTTGAAGAAGTGCCAGAAGATGTAGCAACTGATTGGACTACACAACTTACAATTAAACAGTTCAATGAAGAACTAAAAGGTGTTTTTCCATACATTTATAAATTAGTAAGTGAAGCAAATGCAATTAAAGAATTAGGACCTGAAGAACTTTTAGGTGAAGCAGATAAAGACAAACAGGATAACGGAACAGATAAAATGGATGTTACAGATGCTGATAAAAAAGCAAATACTCCTGCATACAAAAGAATGAAAGCAGGCGACAAACGCTACAACGATAAAACTACAAAAGAAAATGTAAATGAATCAGACTTCGACAGAGATAGTGTAACCTATGATGAAGTATTACCATTTGTAAAGATGACTTACAAAACGTTACTAAATGATATTCAAAAAACAAGAAAAGAGATAGAACAATATAAAGCAAACGGCGACGACGGCGAAGAAGGTGGCGACATTGCTATGGTAGAACCATACCTTAAAGATTTAAAAGATATGCAACCATATGTGCAAAAGATTCTTGATAATCCAGATATGGACATCGAAACTGTTGCTGACCATATGATGCCAGGTGCTTTAGATACATCTCCAAGAGAAGACCTAATTGGAAGATTTAAAAAATCATTTTCTAAAGATCCACAACTTGCAAAAAGATTATTTAAAGATCCTGATTTAGATTTTCATTCAGAAGATGATGAATCAACTATTCCAACAGAAGCAGACATTGATGCAGGCTTTGAAGAAATGATGGGCCAGTTTAGTGAAAAAGCAAAACCAGACTTTTTAGATATGGATGGCGATGGCGACAAAGAAGAGCCAATGAAAAAAGCAATCGATGATAAAGAAGATGGCGACGAAGACGAAACAGATGAAGGCAATGCATATGCACACGCAGTACGCAAAGCAAAAATGGACGGCAAGAAAAAAGGTGATAAAATAGATCATCCAGATGATGACGAAGAAGATATCACACTAGAAAAAGATCAAAATATACCGTTACCAGAAAAGATTTTATCATTGTTTGATAGAGAAGAAGGAACATTTCCAAAAGGCGAAACAGCAGTATTAACTATGGTTGAAAAAGACTATGGTGAGCAGTACATTGCGCCAGCAAAGCAATTTATTGAAAAAATACTTAGTAAGTATGAATCAGTAATGCAAGGCCCAGCAGTACAAGAGATGGAAGCAGAGCATGAGCCAGAGAAGATTACACTGGCTGTAACAGCAGATATTGAAGCAATGAAAAGAGCGGCAGGCATAGGCGAGAGCGAAAGACCTGCTTCGAACACAAAATTAGACGTTAGTCAAAACGATCTTTACAAATTAGCAGGGCTATAATAGTCCTGTTATAAGTTTTTTAAGTTTTTCTTCAAAAAAGACTTGACATTGTTAGCAGTTTAGTATATAATAAGAACTGTGCTACTAACAAACTAAGGCACAAAGGCTATAAGGCAAAACATAGGAGGCATATATTATGGCATCATTAGCAGAGATCAGAGCAAAACTGAAAGAGCAAGAATCACGCACAGGTGGTTCGCAAAGCGGCGGCGGCGACAACGCAATTTACCCATTTTGGAATATGAAAGAAGGCGAGAGCGCAACTCTACGTTTCCTTCCTGATGGTAACACAGATAATACGTTTTTCTGGACAGAAAGACTTATGATCAAATTACCTTTTCCAAGTATAAAAGGTGAGCCAGGCAGTAAGCCTGTACAAGTACAAGTACCATGTATGGAAATGTATGGTGACTCGTGCAATATCCTTAACGAAGTACGTGGTTGGTTTAAAGATCCTAGTCTTGAAGACATGGGTCGTAAGTATTGGAAAAAGCGTTCATACGTATTCCAAGGCTTTGTGGTAGAAAATCCAATTGGGGAAGATACTACTCCAGAAAATCCAATTAGACGTTTTATTATTGGTCCACAGATTTTCCAGATTATTAAGCAGGCGCTTATGGATCCGGATATGGAAGAATTACCAACAGATTATACTGCTGGTGTAGACTTCCGTCTTAATAAAACATCAAAAGGTGGGTATGCCGATTACTCAACATCAAACTGGGCTCGTAGAGAGAGACCACTTGGTGATGCAGAAATGAATGCTGTAAATGCAAACGGTTTATGGACTTTAGGTGATTTCCTTCCTAAGAAACCAGACGAAACTGGTGTTAAGGTAATGCAAGAGATGTTTGAAGCATCTGTTGATGGACAACCATACGATGCAGATCGTTGGAGTTCATACTTTAGACCATCAGGTATGCAAGCACGTACTGGTGATCCGAACGTAGCACCTAGTCCTAATGCAACGGCTGTGAGTCAAAGTGCTCCAGCGGCAACTGCACCAACGCCAGAAGCGGCTCCTGCTCCAGTAGCAGAGACAGCACCGGCGGCAACTGCAACTGCACCTGCTGAAGGTAATGCAAGCGACATTTTAGCAATGATTCGTTCGAGACAAAATCAATAATCAAAATAATGTAGGGGAGCAATCCCCTACACTTTGGCTTAACAAGGAGAAACTATGGCTAAATCATTTGACGTTAGTAAGTTCCGTAAGGACTTAACTAA